TGATGTGTCATTGTTTCTTGAACTTCCCAAAAGTGATGGCACGGGTTTAACTGGTTCTGATCCGCAAGTTATGATCCGTCGCTACAGACAAGTCGATGGTGGCCTTCTTGATAATTTCTACTGGAATGGTTCTGGATTCACTGTGACTCCTACATCTGCCGCAATGTCTCAGGTAGATGCGACAAATCAGCCAGGAGTTTATGTATATCAATTTTCTCAATCACTTGTTCAATCTGGTACTGTTTATAACGTGATGTACAAACATAATGCAACTCCCCTTGGATTTACAACAGAAAGGCATTTCTTTCTTCTTTCTGGTTCCAGTGGTGATCTTAAGGTGTACGAGTCAGAGGTGGACTAATGGCAAGGTTAAGAAGTACCATAGGTCGCGTAGGAAGTTCAGTAACCCTCATTACGAGGTTCTACGCTAATGGTGCGCTCTTTAATCCATACGCCATCACCAGCGTCGCCGTATATGATGCAGAAACTGGTGGAAATATTGTTGCAACATTGACGCCTACAAATACTTCAACTGGCGTATATGAAGCGGTGTGGAGCATTCCCGTGGGCCAGGCTCCTTCTGTTTATTTTGATCGTTGGACTTGGCAAGCTCAATCGGATATGCCAGTTCAGGTTAGAACCTATAGTTTTCGTGTAGACGGAAGTTATGCAGATTCTAGCGCCGATACTCCACGAAGGATTATTGGTCCGCTTTTTGTTACGCCAAAGGAAATCAATTTTTTCAATCATGTGAATAAGGAACTTATCCAAAGAATTATTGCACAGAGAATTATTTATTATGCCGTTTCCGAAGAACACACAAAAACGCATCAACTATATGATGAGGCAATCAAGAAAACAACATTTGATCCTGTGGAGATAAATGCTCTTGTTCTTTATAAGGCACCTGAACAGAGTGCGACTCAGTTTACTATTGATACAGTTTACGCAATTGAATGTTATTTCCATATTCACGAACTTCGTGAAAGAAGCATCATTCCTCGTGAAGGTGATTTTGTTAGATTTGGAACTATTATCTATGAAGTCGAAAAATTGACTAGACCTCAAATTACATATGGTCAAATTGACAACGAGGTTATGGTAAAAGCAGAATGTAGAGTTTCTAGAAAGAGCCAATTTGAATTGGTGGGAGCATAAAATGAAGATCTTTAAATTTATATTTGTATTATTATTTTCGATGGTTATTACGACACCTGCTTTTGCTTATCCTCCTCCAAAACTTACCAACGAATGGAAGAAGGTTGTAAAAATGTATGTTGAGGCTAAAGAAGGAACTGGCAAGATTTCTGCTAGCGGTTTTCCGATTGACAAAGAGGTCTTTATGACTGCTGGTCATTTTTGTGCGGCAGCTATGGACGGAATGTCTGAGGGTGTATTGAAGGATAAGGTTTCTATTCAATACATTAACGCAAATGACGAAGTGGTGACGATGAGAGGCGGTGAGATTATTAAGTTTGAATTTTCCCCTACGCAAGATCTTTGTCTTGTCCGCCGCGTTAAACACGGAATTCGTCCTGTAAGAATTGCTTGGGAAACTTCAGTATTTGGAGAAAAGGTACATCTGGTCGGCTATCCGCACGGTTTGGGGCCAATTATTACAGATGGTTATGTGGGTCAAGCAGTGACTCAGGGAATGCCTATTGATATTCTAAACAACAAACTTTTGATTTCAACTGCTGGTACGAATGGTAATAGTGGCGGTGCCGCTTTCAACGGAAAGGGAGAAGTAATTGGTGTAGGTGTTATGGTGCATCCTGATTATCCTCATCTCGCTTTTGCTGTGACGGTGCTAGATATATGGAGATTTCTTTTAGAATAAATGGTAAACAACGCCTATAACGATAAGAAAGGCAGGTATGAAATAAAACCTGTGACCCTTGAAACGACTGATCAAGCTGTAGTGGATTATTTTGACAAGCGACTTTCAACAACAGTTGAAACTGAGCGTGGCAGGGTAAAGGTTCCTACAATTTTTGCAACTGGTGAGCGTTGGAAACTCATTCGAGACAACAAGGGCCTCAGAGACGAAAATGGAACACTCATTCTTCCTTTGATTGCTGTTCGTAGAGTAAATATTGACAGGACTCCTGGTATGCGAGCGCTCGGTCAAGAAACGCCGTCAATAACAATCAGAAAAGAAATTCACGCTAAGACTGGAAATATTCAGAATCTAATGAATATCAGAAAGGTTCGTGGTTTCCCCGAGACAAAGAAGCCACCTGTATTTGAATATTTGACAATTCCATTTCCAGATTTTGCAACGGTTTTTTACGAAATCACAATCTGGACACAATATCAGACACAAATGAATGAGGTTTTGGAGAAGATCTTTTATAATTACGATCATATGGATAGTTTTGTAATGCCTGTCGAATATGACGGCACCAAAAGAAAGGGAAATAGTTATTATTTTGTTGGATTTAGAGACGGTACAGTTACCCCTCAATCCAATGTTGAAGAATTTACAGACAAAGAGAGAATTATTAAATATACCTACACGATTAAGGTGCCTACTTATCTAATGCTTGATCCAAAGGATGAGTCTCTAGCTTATGGAAAAAATAAGTCACAGACTTCAAAAGACGACGGAAGTAAGGTGGTGTACAAAACACAAAGCACAATGGAAGTGAAGCTAAGGGAAACAGTTCTAAGTGCAGCAGAATTTGAGAAGTTGTTTGGTTAAATTTTCCCTTTTGAGATAATTACAGCTATTTATATTATAGAATTTTTATCTCTGTATGCCCTTTGAGCGGAGGCTGAATGTTAAATGGCAAAGTCATTTGTATCTCCTGGCGTTTTTACTAATGAAATAGACGCATCATTTCTCGGACCTGGTGTCGGAGCAATTGGTGCAGCACTTCTTGGTACAGCACCTATGGGACCAGCGTTTGTTCCTGTTACGGTAACAACTTTTAGTGAGTATGTAAGCTTTTTCGGTGATCTCGATGGCGAGAATCTTCTTAGTTATGCTGCAAGATCTTACCTAAAGAATGCAGGTTCCGCAAATATTGTTCGTGTTCTTGGTCCAGAAGGTAGAACCGTCAACGGTTCTGCTGTAACCGCAGGATATACCGCTGAAAGTATGTGGGCCGTCCTCGCTGGCTCTGGCTCTACAGAAGCCGTTATGGCATTGCTCGAAGTAACTGGAAACTCTGGAATTAGAGTTACAGATCTCGGCAGTGATCTTTTGTTCATTTCTGGTACTGGCGCAAATGCTGGTATCTTTGGTATTGGTCTTACTGCATCTTTCTTGACAAGTTCTGCGAACTATATCAAGAAGGTTCTTAATACAGATCCTACGCTTTTTACTTCTTACGGATATTACGTAAGAGATGTTTACGATTATGCTGCAAAGTTGTTTTCGTCCGTTAATGCGACATTCAACTCTGCAAGTTATGCTATTACCAATTTCCAAATTGGATACAATAGCGGTTCTACACCATGGGTGAAGTCTCAACTCTTCGGTGGTTCTACAGAATACAACCTTTTCAGAGTTCACACGCTCGGTCACGGTGAAGCAGAAAATGGAAGATTCAAGGTTTCTGTTAACAATGTTCGTCCATCTGCTGCGCCTAGCGTAAGCGAGTATGGTAAATTCGATCTCGAAATTCGTGACTTCGATGACACAGATAGGTCTAAGGCGATTGTTGAATCTTGGCCAAATCTTTCTCTTGATCCAACAGACAACCAATATGTTGCTCGTGTAATCGGTGATAGATTGTTAAAGTTCGATGTTTCCAGAAATAAGATGGTCGAATCTGGAGATTATGCAAATGCTTCTAAGATTATTCGCATTGAAATGACAACTGGTTCAATGCCAGCGGCAGCCCTTCCTTGGGGTTATCGCGGTCTTGAAAAGCCAGTTCTTTCTTCTACAGGTTCAACAGCAAGTGCAATTAGGGATGTTCCTTATGTTGCCGACTTGTTGGATAAGGAAAATCAGAGTGAGGCTCAAACAAGTATCTATTGGGGTATGGAAACACAACTTTCTGGCTCCGTTAAGGCTCGTTTAACAAAGCTTCCAATTATGACAGGTTCTGATGCTGATTTCAGCTTGAAGAATGTTTCTGGTTCTACTACAAGCACATTGGTTTACAATGCGTCAAACCCTGTTGCTTCTCAGAAGTCCCCAGGCGATTCTACAAGTCACACAGTATTGGATTCTACATATGCTAAGTTCACTGTTCCAGTGGCATTTGGTTTTGACGGATTTGATAGAAGGAAAGTTGATCCACTTAGTAACGAAGCCGAATTGGCTGGTGTAAGTCAGCTTGGTACTCAAGCTCTTCGTCAGGCTGTTGATATTATCAGTGATCCTGATTTCATCGACATTAACCTTCTTGCTGTTCCTGGAATTTATTCCAGCAAGGTTGTAGATTATGCAATCTTGCAGACAGAAGCTCGGGGTGACACATTCTACGTCGCTGACATTTCTGGTACAACCCCAACTGCGGTTATCCAAGAAGTTAAGGGTCGTGGATTTGATACAAACTACGCGGGTGTTTACTACCCATCTATTAAGGTCTATGACGACGTTAACAAGGTGGCTAAGGTTCTCCCAGCATCCATCGCTGCGATTGGTGCGATTGCGTTCAACGACAGAGTTGGATTTCCATGGCTTGCTCCTGCTGGTCTTAACCGTGCGGGTCTTGGCCGTGATACAATCAGCTTTGACGTTCTTGGATTGCAAGATCAACTCAAGCAGACCGAGCGTGATGCACTTTATGAATCAAGAATTAACCCAATTGCAAGATTTCCAGATGTTCCACAGGGCGTAATCTGGGGTCAGAAGACATTGCAGCTCAGAGCATCTGCTCTTGATCGTATCAATGTTCGTCGTTTGCTCATCAAGGCGAAGAAGCTTGTCGCATCTGCGGTTAAGTTCTTGGTCTTCGAGCCAGGCGATCCAACAACAATGACACGCTTCAAGCAGCTTGTCAATCCACTTCTTGCTGACATTCAGCAAAAGCGTGGTCTTGAGAAGTTCCTCGTCGTAATGGATGAGACAACAAGCCCACCAGATGTCATCGATAGGAACCAGTTGAAGGGTAAAATCTTCCTCATTCCTTTGAAGGCTGCGGAATTCATCAGTATCGACTTCATTATTAGCCCAAGTGGTGCTACATTTGAAGAGTAATTTTCAAAGTGGAGATATTTATACTCACGGAGATTGAATGATAAATGGCTGAGATTTTAGACGTACAACAGCTTTTGGCAGATACATACGAGCCAAAGCGTAAGTTTCGCTGGATCATCGCGATCAATGGTATCGATGCGTTTACCGCAAAGACAGCCAGCAGACCGCAACTTACCTTTGATGAGACTGTAATTGATTACATCAATCAGAAGAGATACCTTTCTGGTAAAGGTACTTGGGCTCCACTTAATCTTGCTCTTTATGATCCAATTGTTCCTTCTGCTGCGCAGAAGGTCATGGAGTGGGTTCGTTTGGATTGGGAAAATGTCACTGGTCGTATGGGCTATGCTCAATTCTACAAGAAGACAATCAATCTCAAATTGCTCGATCCTGTCGGCGCTGTAGTCGAAGATTGGGAATTGCAGGGTACGTGGGTTCAAGAAGCGAATTTCAATGATTTGGATTACGCATCTTCTGATCCTGTCGAATGCTCTCTAGTTTTGCGATTTGACCAAGCTGTATTGCAGTTCTAATTTTTTACAGTCACTACTTATTGTTGTATACTCACAATAAGGAGTGGCTTAAATGACTGATAC